GCGGAACTGAAGGCCGCGGAACTGAAGGCCGCAGAGGACGTGACCATATGGCCGCTCAGCGACCGGGAAAAAATCATAGTCAGTTCATTGGGCCACCTTAATGAGAATGATTCCCATTAATAGTGTTAGAATCATTGTAGAGCAATAAGCCCCGTAAGGACGCTCAAAACGTAAGGAAACAGGAATGCAACAGACACTCACCTGCGACGCTAACACTGTCAGCAGTGACGGCCACACGTTGACGTTCCTTGCCAACTCCGGTACGCGCATGACCAATGGCTACACGGTAGACCTTGCAACACTGCAAGCCCCCGTGAATGACGGCCAACTCAAGCTCGTCACCGACCTGACCGACTCTGACCGACTGACTTTGCCGCTACTGCTCGACCATATGCCGAGCATCACGGCGCAAGTCGGCATCGTCGAGAGACTTTGGGTTGATGATGACGGATTAATGGCTCAGGCTCGACTAAGCGACAATGAGCAAGGCCAGAACGTGCAAAAGTTGGCAAGCGAAGGAATGCTAACGAACTCGTTCAGTATCACGATCGATTTCGACAATGACCCCGACGAACACGGTGTAATCCATAACGCCGAACTCGTCGAAATCAGCGTGGTCTATCGAGGTGCCGACAGTAAAGCCGTATTCCGCAGTCTAAACAATATCGAAGGGAAAATAATGGAACTCAAGAACAATCTCACCAAGGATGAAGCGCAATCCCTGATTGACCAAATCACGGACGCTATCAATGGACTGACCGAAAAGGAATCTGACAATACCGAGCCGGAAGAGCCGGTGCAGTCCAATGAGGCAGAAAATAGTAAGGATAGTAAGGAGGGGACCGTGGCTAATGGTCGTACCAATATCATCATCAACAGCGCGGGTGGTGCGCGTCAGTCTCTCGCCAAGACCAGTGACCCGCTGGGCGAATGGCTGAAGAGCGAGGACGCGACCAAGGCTTACGAGCAGGCATTGTGGAAGGCCGACAATCAGGGGGTTCGCGGTTTCAGGGCCGCGTGGCGTGAAGAGCTTGCCCGCCACGCCTACTCCGACAATTCCAGCATCGATGAAGCAAGCGTGGCCAAGCTTGTCCCGACCAGCGTTATCACCGAAATCGAGGACGCGCTCAACAAGGCCAGCGAACTGTGGCCGCTGTACCGTAAGCTGGATGTGGACAGCTTCACTGTTGGCGCTCAGCTGGCCGGCCTGACCGATGACACCCGCGCACACGGCTACAAGGTCGCGAACTACGGAACCAGCAAGAGGACCCAGAAGTTCAACCTGGTCGAACGCAAGCTCGCCGCAGACTTCGTCGTCAAGTACGCCGTGCTCAACAAGGGCGACATTCGACGCACCGATAAGCCGGGCGCACTCGTCAAGTATCTGCTGGCCGAGATGCCTAACTACATTCTGCACGCCATCGACCGCCAGATTATCCTCGGCGGCTACACCGACATGGACTTCTTCCGCAGCGTGCAGACCGACGCGACTGACAACAGCAGCGAGTTCGCCGGCAAGAACTTCGTGCTCTCCGCAACCGAAGGCGACCGAGCCAACCTCGTCCTCGACGTTGTGGGACTCGCAGCCAAGATTACCGCCACCGGCACCAAGGTACTCGTCATGAGCCCCGAGACCAAGGTCGACGTCATCACCGCAGCGGACGGTATCGGCCGCCCGCTCGTCGGCTACGGCAACGACAACCTCGCCGCCTACCTCGGTGTCGATAAGGTCATCACCCCGGACTGGTGGACTGACGCGGATGACGCGAATACCCGCGCCGTTATCATCGTCCCGGAGGCGTATGGTGTGGTCGGTGATACGTCCATCAGCGCGTTCACGAACTTCGCGCTCAAGTCCAACGAGCAGGAGTATCTGAGCGAGATTTTCGCCGGTGGTGCTCTGACCAAGGTCAAGAGTGCTGGCGTGCTCAATCCGAAGGCCGAGTGACACGCCCGGTATCCTCCGAGCATGACTAGACTAGGGGGGTGGACAAACGTCCGCCCCCTACCTCATAATGGAACACACAACACACTAAGGATTAACAACCATGACAACCACTTACGTGCGCCTGACCGACACCGACAAACCGGAATCGCAGACCGCAATCACGGCAAGTTTCGTGGACGAGACCGGCAAGCACATCGACATCGGCGGAGGAGGAACGGCTGAGATTCACACAGATGCAACACTCGCCGGAACCGGCACCACAGACAACCCGCTGAAGCTCTCAGACGATACCAACAGTAAGATTGCAAAAGCCGGGACGCTGACCGAGGATAACCTTAGATACAAAAACAACGTTCCCGATAACGTAATCCCAACAACCCCATTGGAACTCTGCAAAAATTCTTCCGGCAACCTTAGTCTTATGTATGAGAATAACAGAGGACTGTCAAAGCAACATCTTTCTGGAGGTATCGAGGCCCTTACGGTTCCTGCCATCCCAGCACTTGCGGCAATTAGCACGCTTGACAGCTCAGCCGAGCTTACCGACGTGATTAACAAAGTTAACGAGATTTTGAACGCCGTGAAAACCACAGCTGAACAGTAAACGGGCAATCACCGGCACTGGGCTTAATAGTCCGTTAATCGGTGGTATCGACTGATGTCGTAAGATTGTAGGGACACTCGTTAAGGGTGTCCCCATTCTTTTTTTGGAGGAAAAATGTCTTTTATCCCGATTGAGAATATTGGCGGTGAGAACGCTCGTAAATGGTTGCCGACCATCCTGCCCGCATTGCAGAAACTTTTATGCGGCGCAATGGTGTCTCAAGCTACCGGAGTCAACCCAGCCATCGTGAGTGAAGATGGACAAACAATTGCTTTAACCGCATGGTATAGCAGTATTGCCAGAGTGACGGTTAACGATACCACAATCGCATTCACATTCAACCCGACCACGGGTGATATGGATTACACTACCGGCCAAGTCGAACAAATGTACGGCAACACGCTCACCCTCGACACCAAGCTTGAGCCGGGCACTGTAGTAACCGTCGAAGGAACATACGGTTTCGAAATTCTCCCAATTAGTTTGCAAGCTGTGGTATCCGGTATGGTCAGTGCGATGCAACGCCACGCGGACGAAACGGACATAATCACCAGCAAGAGCATCGAAGACGTTAGCGTGTCCTACCAGCGAAACACAGCCACCGACACGCTCACTCAAGCAATCCAACCATATCTAACCGTTATCAACATGTGGAGTCTCTGCGAGAAGCCGTTAGGCGTCGGAGGTATCGCGACACCCAACACACTGCCAGTAGTGCCGTATTGGATTGGGGACGGTGATGGCCTTGACGTGTGACCCCTTCGAGCTATTCCCCGAGCAGGTGGAGACCGTGGAACTGTGGAAGTATGCGAGCAGTGAACGAAACAACAAGAAGCTAGCGGACGTACACGCGATAATCAAACGTTCAACCAACTCCGACGCATTCGGAGACTACGGGACCCGCATAGCCACGCGCCGATTCCACCTAAGAGCCGAAGACATACCCGCAAACCTGCGCGACCCCGACATGCTGTTAGACCTGATAGTCAAAACCAGGGCTAGAGCATTCAAAATCACTCAAGCAAGCCAAGGTGACGACATGACCACCGGGGAAACACGGTTCCTCACAGTCTACGCTCAACCATACGGGAGGAGCACACTATGAGCCTACACGTCACAATCAATAAAGGCGTGTATGAGCAAGGCCGTCAAGCCATGCGTACCGGGTTAGCCCACATGCTCACCGATATCCACAAGGATGCAGTAGCCAACGCGCCAATCGGTAAAGCACCCGAAGACAAACACCCCGGATTATTGAAAGCTTCAGGGCGTTTCAAACTCCAAGGCATGAAAGGCTATGTCTCCTTCGGTGGCGGCAGAGTCCCATACGCCAAACGCCGAGAATACGAAAACCATCGACACCCAGGCACAAGACTCTACCTGCATCGGGCAGTAGCCAAAGCCCAAGCACACGCGGACAACTATTTCCAAAGGATACTCAAATGATTGAACTGGCAGTAGCATTAGACCTAGCGGAACACGGCTTCGGAACCTATGGGGAAACCATATTTGTAAACGAGTCGCCTATCCTCGATACGGGAGCAGTAAGTAGCAAAGATGGCATATGGATAACCTCAACCACCGTGAGCAACGGCAACGGCCATTACACTGACCAACTCACCATAAGCACCCGCTTCTACGATGTAATCCACCAAGGTGAATACCTTCTAAAACTCATGGAATACATCAACACCACACTCGTAGACCAATGCACGCTAAGCTGTCAACCCGAAAGCCCAATAGTCTACAACAAGCTCACCATAAGCCCCGCAAGCAGTATAGACCTAGACGCGGTAGACAGCGAAGGCCACTACGTGAAAAGCGTCCACTTCACCATAACCTATCCACTACCAGACTTAAACGGGGTAAAAGTGATAAACTAGAAACCAAGGAAAAATGATAATCATTCTCAATAAGGAGTAACACAATATGGCCACCACAGACTACAGCCTAATCGGCAAGAAAACCGTATACATCGGCCAGGAAGAATTCGCCCCCGAGTTGGTCGGCTCCGATGGCATCACCATCACCCTCACCCCGAACACGGTGGACGTGGAATCTCAAGCCGGAACCATTAGCGTCCCCACCGGCACCTATAGCGAAATCAGCGCAACTATCCCACTCATCATTCCGAACATGGCAGTGCTTGGCCGCATCTTCCCAAGCTTGGCTACCAAGGGCACGGCAGGCACCAAGGTCACGTTCGGTGCTGGAGAATGCACGGCCATCACTAGCGAGCCTATCGTAATTCACAACACTTGTGACGCGGATAGTACGAACGACGTGTACATCCCCGCCGCCCTGATTCAGAATGGTGGCGAGTTCACCATCGGTAGCACGAGTGACCCGGTGACTATCGAGCTTAACGTTACCATGCTTCCGGATGAGAAGGGTTATGTGAACTTCGGTTGCTCCGACCCGTCTAAGCGCACCAAGTATGACCCGGAACAGCAGAAGTATGTTGACGTGGTGAACGGCTGACACCGTTCAGGAGTAAGGAGACTAAACCATGTCTGAAATCGTCACTATCGATACTCGCGAGCAGACCGAGGAACACACCTTCAAACTGATTACCTCCGCGAATCCAGAAGGCACCGTGTTCACTGTGAACCCTATGGGCGCGGGCACGTATCTGAAGTTCATGGACAAGGTGAAAACCCTTCAGGCGTTGAACTCTCAGGACATGAGCAGTAAGCAACTTTTGAAGATTCAAACCGACTTGTGTAATCTGCTTATTCCACTCGTCTCCCCGACCGACGAGTTTAAAACGTGGGCTGAGGAAGCGGAACAGAAATACCCGCTAGCATATCAGGCGGTCATGCGTCAGATTATGCGTTTCGTGTTCGGTAAAACGTATTTCTAAAGTGGGGTAGTCAATGACGGTGCATAAGGTCATTGACGATTTTACGCCGGAGCAGGTAGCAAAGCTTAAAGCCATGCGGGAGGCTGAGAGCAAGGCTAAAGCTTCGGCGTTTTTTCGTGATGACGAGCTACTCCTAGCCGAGTTCGGCAAATATTATGGCTGGCAGGCTATCCGTGACGTGCTGGCTGACGAAGTGAGTTACGAGACTTTCATAGCCTTATTGAATGCTGGCAGGAGTCTTGCTATCCGTGACCGCATACTGCGCGTGAACGACATGTATGTTGCGGTCGGTGCGGCGCAAGCGAAAAAGGGTGACAAAGTGTTGAGACAATACGTGAAGCAGTTGGAACGGGGGATGTGACATGGCGCAAGCGGGTGAAATCCGTTTCGATGCCGTTATAGACACTAGCGGCTATGAGAAGGGCGTTAAGAATATTCAGAACGCCACAGACGATATTAAAGAGTCAGCGGAGCAGGCGGACAAGGCCACCGAAAACGTTGGCAAGAACGGTGGCAAGAACGCGCCCAGTATTAAGGACGCATTCAGCAAAACGTTCGACGGGATTAGCGAACTCGCGGACGGGTTAGGGTTGAGTCTGCCTAGCAAGCTTGTGAAGGTCGCGAGTATTGGTGGCGCGCTTGCCGCTGTTGGTGGCGTGTTCAAGACTGGTATTGACACGGCTATTAGTCAGATTGATGTGCAAGGCACTTTGGAAGCCCAGTTGGGTAAGGGTAGTGTGGCCGCACAGAATGCTGGCAAGGTAGCTGGAGAACTTTACCGGCAGGGCTGGGGCGAGAGTTTGGAGGACGTGGCTAATGTCGCGTCTAACGTCAGCCAGGTGATTCGTGATATCGGTGAGGGTGACTTGAACACTGTCACGAAGGCTACGGAAGTGTGGGCGCAAACGTTCGACGCGGACGCTGGCGAATCCGTGCGTGGCGTGAAAGTCCTTATGGAGAAGTTCGGGCTGAGCGCTCAGGACGCAACCGACCTCATGACCAAGGGCATGCAGAATGGTCTGAACTACACCGACGAACTCGCTGACAACCTGAGCGAGTATTCTGGCCGTTGGGCTGAAGCCGGCACCAGCGCGCAAGAATACTTCAGCCTGCTCCAGGCCGGCGTGGATAGTGGAGCCTACCAATTGGACAAGGTGGGCGACTTCCTGAACGAATTCCTCACCTCACTTACGGACGGTCGTATCGAGCAGAGTATTGGAGAGTTCTCGAAGGGCACCCAGGACGTTTTCAACAACTTCAAGGCCGGCAAGGCAACTGCGGAAGACGTGTTGAATGCGGTCATTGGTGAGATGGGCACCATGACCGACAAGACCAAGGAAGCCAGTCTAGCGTCAACGCTTTGGTCTAGTCTTGGTGAGGATAATGCGCTTGGCATGATTGAAGCTCTCGGCAACGTGCCGAATTCTTATGAGAATATCAAGGGCGCGACCGATGAGGCGGCAGATAGCACCATGGGCATTGGTCAACAGTGGGAAGCGTTCAAACGCACTATGGCTGGCACACTGGGTGACGCTTTCACACCGTTTGTGAAAGAATTCCTATCTGGATTGACCGATATGACGAAAAAGTTTACCGACTTCGTGAACAATACTGATTGGAGCGGACTCGCTAGTATTTTGGGTAGTCTTGGCAATTCCATTGGTGGCGTGTTCACTGTTATTGGTAATTCGATTCAACCCGCATTGGATTTGCTTAAAATGTTCTCCGACTGGTTTAGTGCGAATAGTACGTGGATTGTTTCAACACTTGTTGGTATCGGCTCCGGTTTTGCTGTGTTCAAGACCGCGCAAATCATCAGTAGCGTGGTCGCTTTTCTTAAGTCGTTCAGTATTGCGGAGTCTGCCGCTACGGTAGCGCAATGGCTGTTTAACGCGGCTATGGCGGCTAATCCGATTATATTGGTCATCACCCTGTTGGCGGCGCTTATAGCTGGTTTGGTTTACTTTTTCACGCAGACTGACGCGGGTAAGCAAGCATGGCAGGACTTCTGCAAGACCATGCAAGACTTGTGGCAAAAACTTTGCGACTTCTTCCAAAACATCTGGGATAGTATCACCAAGTTTTTCACGGACGCCGGGACGAACATCCAAAACGCTTGGAATGCCGTCACCGACTGGTTTAGCGGTATCCCCGGTAGAATCAAGGGGTTCTTTAGTGATATTGGCGCATGGTTCGGGAGCAAGTTCCAGGAAGCCAAGGACGCTATTGTGAACAAATTCAATGATGCTGTTGACTTCGTGAAGGGTATCCCCGGGAAAATCAGGGATTGTTTCAATGGCGCGGTGCACTGGCTTAAGGATGCTGGCGGTAATATCGTTCGCGGCCTGTGGAATGGCATCAGCGACATGTTCAATTGGGTCAAGAATAATATTCTCGGTTTCGGTGGACACATCGTCAATTGGGCTAAACAGGCGTTGGGAATTCACTCCCCGTCGCGTGTCATGGCCGAAGAGGTCGGCAAGTATATTCCGTCCGGTATCGAAATGGGTATCAAGGCTAATACTAGTGGTTTGATGGACTCGTTGGACTCGTTGAGCTTGGATATGGTTGACGCGGTTAAGGTGCCGACTACTACTACTGGCTCACTGCCGGTGTTTGAGAGTTCTGCTAGTGGTGTCACGTCTGCGATTCCGCAGACTAGTATTGTTATTCAGAGTATGCAGGTGCGTTCTGATAATGATATTCGACTGATCGCGCAGGAATTGAACCGTTTGCAGAAGCGTGATATGCGGAGGGCTTGAGTATGGTAGATGTTTACTACAACAATGTGAGCCTTGCCAACCTGTTCGCGGCTGATGGTATGACATTGTGGATTGAGGATATTACCGGCCGGGGCCTGCTGGGGCCCGACGTTACCGGAGTGGACTACAAGGGTGGTGACGGTGGTAGGTTCGTGAGCCGTCGCCTCCCCGTGCGCGAGATTACCGTATCTTTCACCATGTTCTCCTGCCGGCTGCTTGACATGCAGGCCAAGCTGACCCATTACCTTAATATCGAGCAGCCGAGCACTATACGCTTCAGCGACCAGCCCGGGTATTATACCGGTATTGTTTCGTCGGTGAGCCTGTCGGATGATAAGCCCACCTATTGCAAAGGCGAGTTCGTGTTTAACTGCTATGACCCGTACCGGTACGGGGAAGCGCAGCAGGTTGATTTAGCGGAGACAATCAACATCGACACCAATTGCACTATCCTGCCTGTCCTCACTTTTACCGCTACCGGCAAGCCGTCAATCACGGTCAACGGGGAAACACTGAGCATTGACAAGACGCTCACGGGTGGTGTGATTGACAGTCAGCATAATCAGGTCATGGACAATGGTAATAACCTGCTGGTGTCCGAAGTGTCGGGCGTGTTCCCCCGCCTGCGTGATGTGAATCACATCGAAACCGAAAACATTAGCGGCGGACAGTTCCGCTATATCATGAGGTGGTTGTAAATGCAGGCTAGTGAGGTTGCATATCTTTTCGGGTTGGATGGTAAGCCGATTCGCGCGGTAAACGACGTGTCCGATTGGACAGTGGACGAGCGTATCGACTCAACTAACCGGCTTATCGTTGACACGTCGCTTGCCGAAGCGCGCGACATCGTGAGCGACATGGAGCTAGTGTTCAACTGTCGCCGGTATGTGGTGACTCAGGTTGACCGTGCCCGTGGCGATGGTATCGCGGAACTTACCGCGGACGAATGCCAGTCGGAGATGGCTAATATCGAACTTGAGACGTTCAAGTGCGAGAACCTCCGCTTCGCGGATGCTGTCAGTAAGGTGCTTGCACCGACGTTGTGGACTGTGGGCACTATCGAAACCGATAGGCGTGTGTATGCCGATTTGCAGGGCAAGAAGGTCACTGAACTGTTGCAATGGTTGGCGAATCTTGCCGACCTGCGTTTAGCGTTCGACTCGTACAACCGAGTGGTTGATTTCCTCCGGCCGTTGCCGTCCACTCCGTCGCGCGTGTTCACGTATGGCGATAATCTGGATGACATCAAGAAGACGGAGACACCGCCAACGTGTACCGTCCTGCACCCGGTCGGCGCTAACGGCCTGACAGTGCGCGGCGTGAACAATGACAGCGAGCTCGTGGAGGACTTCGGCTGGTACGTCGGGCTGGGCTTGAGCGAAACCGAAGCACGCAAACGGTACACGAAACGGCAGGAATGGCAGGACGAACGCTACACTGTCGCCGCCAACCTGCTCGCTGACGCGAGGAAGAAGCTTGCTGTTACCGCGTATCCGACTATATCGTATGACCTTACCGCGGTTGATGATATTCAGGGCTTGCGTTTGGGTGAGATTGTCGCCGTGTGGGATGAGCCGTTGCAGGCAAAGGTGGTCACGAAGGTCTCGGTCATCCATCATAGTAGCGGCCATGATGATGATAGTGTGACGTTGGATTATGTGCCGCCGTCATTCACGGTTGCGACTGACCCACTGTCAGGTGATACGGACAATACGGAGCAGGAGTCTGTTTTTCAGGCTTTCACTATGGATGATTTCGCGCTTGGTAGGACGGCGCAGCGTGTGCTCCCGGTGCAATTGGACGTGTATGCTGACACGTGGCTTGAGGTGTACGCCTGTCTTAATGTCAAGACCACGACGGCGGGTGAGCTGGACGGGTATTGGCTGCTTAATGGTGAGAGGGCGGGTGCTCGTATCCAGCAGGCTTGCGAGGTCGGTTGGGTGACTATCGGCCTGCCGTTCCTGATTACCAACGTTTCGGCCAATGATTCGCTGACGCTTGACCTTTACCTGTCGCATACTGGAGCCGGTAGTATCGCGAAGAATGATGGTCAGGTGTTCATTCGCGCTCGTGGCGCGTATGGTGGCATCACTAATGAGCGTCCGGATACGCGCGTGGTGGATGCAGTCAGCCGTTTCATGGGGCCGTTGCGTAACGTGTCCGATTTGGCTACTGTTTCGTTCCCGGAGTTGTCGGAGCTTTCCGTGTCTGACACGGTTGAGCGTTTCGTGGAGTCCATGCGTACCGTGTCGGATACGCTTCAGCCGTTCGTGTGGCTTGCTGATGATAAGCACACTATCACCTTGTCTAATGCTGAGGATGGTACTGTGTTCACGCTTGCGAACGATGATTCGTCTTGGACTGTTGGAATGCCGCCAGTGGCTGGCGGGTCTACGAGTCTGGATGTTTCAACCGTGCAGGGAGTCCAATCGGGCACGTACAGGCTGACAATTGTAGAATTAAATGTGGGCGTTACCGTTACAATCTAGGAGGAAGACATAATGATGTGTGATGTGGTGTCACGTGTAGACCCTGATTTCAAGGTGCACGGGCATGTCAAGGTGGAAGTAAGAAACAATGACGGGAGTCTCGCGCAATGCGAGGAGCACGACAATTACGTGAGCCCGTTTGTGTATGGTGCGTTGCGTAAGGTCACGAACAGTCGTTTCATGCAACTGCAACACGTAGACAACACTAGTACGACTGTGACCACCGGCCTTGCCAATATCCACAACAGTATCTACATGGATAAGGGGCTTAACACCGGCCTGACCTTGACGGATTACGCTGGCGTGGCGAACGAACGCGAACGTGTAATCCACGGTAACGCGCTGGCCTATGGCGGGTATGGTGCAAGCAGTAGCGCTAACGATAAGGGTTCGTTCAATCCTGCCGAGAGCTATCAGAGGGCGAACTCGCAACGTTTCGTGTATGATTTCTCTACCACTCAGGCTAACGGCAGTTTCCAGAGCGTCTATACAACCATGCAGTCTGAGAATCTCACCTACATTTATAAGTCTCCACTGCTTTATATATCCAACAAGAATGTTACCCCTGGTGTGGTCAATGACGGAATGACTTTGATTTACGGGCAGAACAATGGCGTAACCATTATGACGGTTGATGAGTTCATCAATTGGCTTCAGGGAGGTACAGCGGTTTCCACCGACCATCCTTTACGTGAGTTCAACAACTACAATTCGCGTATCGCGTTACGGCAGGGGGAACTGTGGTGGGCACCATCGTCCGCGCGTTACGTGTATCATGCTCCGCTATCAGATTTGGCGAACCCGACGAAAGTCACGACCGCTAATAACGTGTCTTCGATTTGCTGGCATCCTAAGCGTGACACGTTCTTCACCCGCGAATACGTATCGGGTACTAGTAAGCTTGTGGAGTATTCCACGGCTTTCGCACAGCTTCGCACTTTCGATATCCCCAGTACTCCCACTAGTAGTAACGATTTGGCGGCTTTGCCCGAAGAAGATTCAATCATCATCGGCGGGCAAGTGTTCGACATTGACGATAACACGAACATGTTGCAACCCCGCCAGAAATGGTTTGCCACTTACGCCAACAATAGTTTCCATGGTTGTTTCATGGGTGACTTCCTACTCGATAACTATTACTTGGGTTTGGACTTGGGGACGCAGTACTTCAGCCGCGCAAGATTGGATAATCCCGTGACGAAGAACAGCCGGCAGACAATGAAAATCACCTATGATTTCACCATGCCGCCTATCGAATGGGACAATTAATGGAAACCGCTGTTATTTGCGCCATTCTCGGAAGTCAGACGGTGACTATCCTCGTGCAATGGGTGTTGAATAGAATCGACGCGAAACGCAACCCATTACGCGAGGGTGTGAAAGAACTCTTGTTCTGCAAACTGAAGCAGTTCGACGAACAACGGGAACGTAACGGGTTCGTGCCCATCGCGGATAAGGAAACCGTGGAACGTGTCTACACCGCCTACCATGCGCTTGGGGGTAATGGTGTGGGCACTGAGATGACTAACAAGATTCGTACTTGCGCAAGCAGTAAGGGGGAAAAATGAAACGAACACCTAAACATAAGCGTATCAAGCGAAGCATGGTCAGGCCGGTTGCCGGTTTGGCGTTGAGTTCGACTATCATGCTGTCACCTGGTGTCGCGTTGGCGAACATGGATGGAGTGGACGTGAGCGGTTGGCAACCCGCGAACATCACGCGCACCATTCCGGCTGATTTCGCTATCGTCAAGGCAACCGAGGGTGTGGACTTCACTAACACTTCGTGGGTTAGCCAGATTACTGGCGCCATCGAAACCGGAAAGACTCATGGGTTGTACCATTACGCGAATGGTGGCAACGCGATTGCGGAAGCCGACTATTTCGTGAACACTATCGGCTCGTATGTTGGCCGTTCCATGCTCGTGTTGGACTGGGAGAGCTACCGTAACTCGTCATGGGGTAACGGGAATTGGGTGCGCGATTGGGTCAATCGAGTGCATGAGCGTACTGGTGTCTGGCCGGTGGTTTACGTGCAAGCGTCCGCCGTGTGGCAGATTCCGCAGGACGTGCGCCAACATTGCATGTTGTGGAAAGCGCAGTATGCGAGTAATGCGCCGACTGGCTATCAGTCTCAGCCTTGGAATGCTGGCAGTGCCGGCGAGGGCATGTTGCAATACACATCTCACGGTGTGTTGAATGGGTATGGTGGGTTCCTTGACCTTGACTTGTTCTTCGGGGATAAGACCGCGTGGGGGCGTATTGCCTGTGGTGAGCGTAGTGGGTGCGTGCCTAATTCGTTCGCGCAGACAGGCACCACTACTACGGTGAAACATGATACGCCGAACACCACCCCTAACGGTGACGTTAATCAGATGGCGAACGACGTTATCGCGGGCAGATACGGTAATGGCGCGACACGCAAGGCTTTGCTGGGCGGGTATTATGATTCGGTCATGCGGATTGTTAATAATCGTCTTGGATGTGGTACGGCTCAATCCTCTGCGCAATGTGTTTACGTCCAGGCTGGTGACACGTTGAGTTCGATTGCCTCCCGTTATGGTTGCAGTTGGACTGAGTGGACTGGCTACCGTTCCGGCAATCCGAACATCATTTATGCTGGTGAGCGTGTTTGCCGTCGCGGGTCTAGCGTTTCCACGGGGGGAGCACGTCGTTATACCGTCCAGTCTGGTGACACTTTGAGCGGTATCGCGGCGCGATATAAGATTAATGCAAGTCAGATTAAGGGTTATCGTTCGGGCAATCCTAACGTGATTTATCCGGGCGAAATCTTGTATTGGTGATTGGAGTAAATTATGGATATTACTCAGGCTGAGACTATCGCGGTTGCTATTGTCGGTTTGGTTGCTCCCGTGTTCGTGCAGGTGGTCAAGCCTATTCTGCCGGATAACATGACCGCCTTGTTTAGTCTCGCGGTCAGTGTCGTGCTGGGCATGTTGGCTATCGCGGCTGTGGGCGGTTTCAACCACGGTTATACGTGGGGTGTACTGCTTGTTGCTGTGATTGGTGTGTCGCAGACGGTTTATACTGCTGTTAATCAAGTGATGGGCGGCAAGCTTGGCAAAACGTTTGTTGACGAAAATACGTTGGCCTAGTATAATGTGGAGTGCTGAAAGTTTTGGCGATTGACTTTTAGTGCTGTCATTGATAAGCCGCACGGTGAAAGAAAACCGTGCGGCTTCTCCTTTTTTTAAATGTCTTTCAAACCGTTCCACGTTTGCACTGGAATGCTTTCGGGTCGTGCGAAGCCTGAAACGATTAATCCCAGTCGTTCGGCTTCCTTCACGTTCTCATGCACCCAACCGTGGCAACCTGTGGTGCCTGACCCGCAGAGGGTTATGAGGTTTGGACTGGAATGCATTTCAGCGTAGGGGTGCGAGCGTAGCCTACGGTGGTGGATGGAGTAGCCGAATGGCGTGTATCTTATGTCCCGTCCGCACCTCACGCAACGGTAGTGGTCACGTTCCAACACGAGTTGGCGGGTTCCTTCGGTCGGGTTCTTCTCTTTTGGTTTGCCTTCTTTCGCTAGCATTATTCCTCCATTGGGTGAAATGATGCGACTTCTTCGCCTTCATCATCAAGAATGGTCGCGACGTCTCCGTGCGTCACTGCTATTCTTGCCATGGCTACGGCTTGTCTGAATGTGTCACATACATATTCGATGCCGTTAAAACGAACCGTATACATGTTTTATTCCTTCCGTTAAGTGTGCCCAGCCATTGCGGGCGGGGCGGTTATCGCAGAGTTCTTCATGCAATACTTGGTTATGCGACACGCCGACGTTCGACAAACACACCCCAACACATCGGATACTTCAATGGCACCAACCTGGACACGCGATAATCAGCGCCATAACGCACTTCAGCAAGCCGAACGATAACCGCGTGCGCTCTCTCCCTTGCTTCGGCAACCCGCTTGTCGTAACCGCGTTTACGTTTCTCCCAACCGTCGCTAGTCCTCTCATACACCTCCCATACGACACCGTTTTCCGAATAATGAGACTGCACGCGATAGTCGTAAGCATCAACGTTCCTATATTTCACCGTATCCCCCTAATACATTTCCGCGATATGCCTGGTGAACGCGCATACGCTGACGGCCGTCAGATAGCCACGTAAACCCGTCTTCCTCGCCATGAGAACCCACACTGGGAAAGTGATGAAGGGTGCGAGACACCAACCGCACACGGCAAGATTCTTCAAGCTTTCCGCCTGTGCCTTTTTCCCTACCGCCACACAGTGGTTGCGGTTATCGTCCGTGGATTGCGCGAATTTTTCGTAATGGTCGGCTACTTTGTCGCACGCCATTTTCCAGCTTTCACGCATGATTCTTAATTTCAGTCCGTACCCGTCCGTGAGCTGGACGCAAGTGTTGAGGTATCCGGCGACTAGTCCGGCCTGGACTGCTTTGTTCATTTCTTCGCTCCTTTGCGGTAGATGTAGAGTGCCGAAAACACGCACGCGACACCGATAATATTGATGAAGTTTATTTCTTCATTTGCGGATAATACGAATCCGAAAATAAAGAGTATTGTCACGAATCCGTCTGTTTTCTTCATTGCTTGGCCTTTCAGTGAGTGTATAGGACTGTGTAGAAGTCGGTCGTGTTGTTGCGATGTGCGAAGACTGGACATTCGAGATTGATTCCCGTTTCCTTTTTGAGTTGCGCTGTGCCGCGCTTTAGCAATCCTTTGAGGGTGTATGCGTGTCCGAAGCTGAATGTGTATGGTTCTTTTTCGTCTTCGAGGGTTATTTTGATGGTTTTGTCCGGATTGTTGAGTTCTATTGTCGCTTGGTATTTCATTTTAATTTGCCCTTTCTTGGTTGATAATTACATAATACACTGCTTGCGGACACGACACGCCGAAAATAAAAAAAGGGAACCAACGAAATTCATTCGTAGATTCCCCTTTTATCAGCGAGAGCAATACGCCAAGCACTGCACCTCAAGCGCATCCACATGGCGATAACACACGCCGTCGAACACGAAAAAAGGCGCATTAGAATACTTGTGAGACTTGCGCAGTGTCCAGTAACGGCTATTGCCCGGCTGGACGACCATGAGCGCAATCATGACGCCGGTTTTCTTCTTGATGCGCAACACCATTTTTCGGAGTTCGTCAATCAATTCACGGTGTTTGCATCCCGCGCAATCGTCGAACACCGCGTAAATGACACGTCGTGAAATGCTCACCAGTCCACACCTCCCAGTTTTTGCAGTTCGTCAATAAGTGTCAATGTCTGTAATTCCTTTGTCTCCTGTGCTTCGATTTCACTTGCGACACTCCGCCGGTCAACTTCGAACACCTCATGTCGCAGACTACTATACACCCTGTCGTCGTACATGGTGAAATACACTGTCTGCAAGTCAGGGTTGACGACAAAATACTGGAGCACTTGAGCCTGATACTGTTCGGGGATGAAGTCGAACTCTCGACGCGATTCCAAAATCTCCGGGAAGAGTTTGAGCGCCAACGACCGCAATTCATCACGTTGACTATTCGGGGTCTCCGAATCGTAGAGCATCTGGAATACTCGGAACGGAACAACCGTCTGCAAATGGTATTTCGTGCCCAGGCTTTTCGCTTCGAACGCGAACGTGGGATTATATTCCAGCCCGTTAATATCGATTTGCGGCTTGGCGTGAGCGTCAGGACTGACCGCAATACGGTCATCCACGTCACTTACCCACATGCCAGTGTCGAATTCCACGACGTCTGGCGAAATGTCGAGTTTCTCGCACGCCATCATGATGTTAGTGTTTTCCAAACGGTGGCCGCGTTCCATTGGCGGTTCCCCGTCCGGCTGTTCCGCGATCATGTCAGCGAGGAACTGCCAAAAGTCGAGGTTGACTTTCAACCGTGCGTTATCTCGCTTGGCCTGACGTGCTTTCTCCCGATACTCTTCGGCCTTTTCCTCGGTCTTTGCCTTGTCTGCCATGGCTTCGAGCTTGGCTACGTCCTTTTGGGCGTAATGTTCGAGCGCGAGTGTTCCGGCTTTGGTACCAGTGATTTTGCCAATCCTGGCGTCTAACCATGCTTGCGTGTCCTGCGTTTGCGAAACGTTCAGAATCCTCATTCTAGTTTTCCTTTCCTACCGGAAGCCCGGCTCTAGATGCTGTGCGAATGTAAGCGTTGAATAGTGTGGCTTCGATTTGTTCGAAGCGTTTCGGGGCGATATGCCTGTAGTCTGCTTCCCAGTGCGCTACCATTGCTTGCCGGACGCCGTACATTCTGGCTAGTTCTCGTTGGCTGATGCCGAACGTGTTGCGGAGGAATTTTAGACGTTCCCCGTCTGTCAATGATTGCAAATATTGGACGTTGCAAGTATCAACTACGCGCAAGTTGTTTCCATTGTCCAAGGTGAACAGGTTGCCGTTCTTGGATTGAATGAGGTGTCCGTAAACGCCTTTCATGATTCTGTATTCCCGGTCTCCAGCGACGGTTTTGAACGTGATGGGCATGGCTCCCGGCCATAGTGTGATTCTCATTTATCCTCTCCCGCAATCTCTTCTTCATAGTGGACGTAGGCGATTCCGTTGACGGTGTTGAATCGTCCTCGCACGATATTTTTGTAGATCGTCGGTTCGATTCCAGCCAGGTAGAGCAAGTCAAGTGCGTTCTCTCTGGAATTGGGGTAGATTGCGATTTGCGGCGTGTAGTCTTTCAATTCAAGATTTGGTGCTTCTTTGGCTACTTTTTCAAGCTGGGTTAGTGTTTCCTTGAGGAATCTGACGTATTGGTCAATTGTTATTGTTTCTTTCATTGTCATTCCTTTCATTAGTGGTGCCCCGCCCTTGCGGGCGGGGCGGTGGGTGGTTTAGAGTGCGTGTTCCTTGAGCAGTTCGGTGAACTCGTCGGGGTCCACCTGTTCATAATCGGTGTACCCGTTCATGTCGCAGATGAAGCGGAGGTCTTTCGCGGCTCCGTAGGTGTCCCATTGGCCGTCATCCTGTCCGCTGTTCTCAAGATAGTCGATGATGTAGCCTTCTGCTGTGCTGAGGTTGATGTTCATTTTCTTTGTCCTTTCCTTGGTCGGTAATTACATAATACAACAGTTTCGGTTACGACACACCGGACTAGAGATAATCCATGACAACGAAACCCATGCCCGCCAACCCAATAAGGATGGTAACCAATGCGAGAAGAATCATGGGCCTATCATCGCATTGAAATGCCACTCCCAAAACGACAGCGGACACAATCGTAAGCGCCAAGAAACCGCAGAATATAGCAACCTTTTTCACTTGTTACCGCCCTTGCTGATGGCCTGGCGCAGAAGCATGACGTCATGTTCGGTCAAGTCCTGCGGTCTACGCACCTCATGGCCGAACTGCGATGCCAAAGCGTTGACGTAGAACCCCAGATTTGTTCCAGCGGCCTGGGCCATGTCGTTAAGGTCGTTGACTTCCTGTGCTGTGGCCTTGCGTGGCTGTTTTGGGGTGGAATAGTCGCGCATGGCGGCTCCGTCATCGTCCTTGTCGGGGAAGATGCCAAGGGCGGCGTAGAGGGAGTAGCGTCGCGCGTAGGTTACTGCGGAGCCGATTGCCTGAGGGTCGGGTACCACAATGAATGGATAGTCGCCCACGTGCAGGGTTTTTTCAGCGTCGAAAATGATTGTTTCTACAGTGCCGTAGCTCACTTTGTCGCCTACCGCGCCCATGCGCACCACCTGCCGGAAGGCTAAATCATACTTGGCGAAAATAGGCTTGATGGTCTTGAGGATGGTGGATAGGTTGAGGTACTTGTAGGTGCGTTGTCCGGCGTTGGCGGTGAGGTCGGTGACGAAGTTCGGTACTTCGTTGAGGACTGCCATATATTTTTCTTCGAGTTTCATTGTTGTTCCTTTCATTAATGGTTCCACGCCCGCGTGGGCGGGGGTGGGGGTCAGATTGCGTTTTCGGGGAGCTTTTCGAGGTAGTCAATTGCCGCATACAGTCCCTCAGTGGTGTAGGGGAAAAGCTTCTCATAGCAGTGATGCGGATAGTGGTTGCCGCGCTTGCGGTAGTCATTGCGGAGTTCTTCGTCGGTCTTCTTGATTTCCCAGTGGACGCGGATTACTCTGTGAATGTCTCCCGTGCGGGTAGTGTACACGTCGAGGTTGTTTGTGATGCGGAGCTTCTTCTTGTCGCCCATCATGTTATCGAAGATTTCGAAGAGGTTGAATCGGAGGTTTGCGGTGGCATTTTGTTGTCCTTTCGTTTGTTGGTAATTACATAATACAACATTATTCGTGGCGACACGCCGGACGTGGCAGAATCTCACCCAAACGACTCAACCCACGCGCATTGTCGATACCCCTGAACCTCTTAGCGGCCTGCGCGGACTCTTCAATCGTCCGCCCGCTCAGCCGGTTGCGCCGGTACTCCCAACTTGCATCACCTTCGAGGCCTAACGCACGCATCTCATGCATAATGTCGCCTTCGGATGGATTATGGTCTCGCTTCCATCTGCGCCAAAACGCGTTCAGGTCGGCGGGCATGAGATACGGACGCTTCTTCACATATTCCGGGCTTGCGAAAAATTGGCGTATCGCTTCCTTCGCCACGTCTAATCGCATGTCCGCGGCTAACGCTTCCGTCCATGCGGCCACCTGGATATCGGTTACAAGACGGTTATCAAAGGCGCTGGCATAGGTTAGGAGCGCTTGAACTTGCAGTTTATTCATCCTCGTGCCCCTTATATTCCGCTTGCATCATTTTCACGATTCGCAACATGTTTTGCAAATCACCTTTACGCAGGTACATCCAGAAAAAGCCTTCACGGTAGGTCGCAGCGCGCCTAGCAATATCAAACAGGGTGTCCATATAGAGACAGCACTTCCCCACTTGCATGGGATTGTGCGCGTCCAATGGGTCGCCATCGATTTGCAGACGGCATTTCTCGCCATTGTCGATAGCCCTCTGTAGATACCATTCCGCTTTCTGCAAGTCTTCGAGGGGGCGCCCCTTGAGTCGGTGCCGCCACACGTATTTTATCGCGTTGCCTACGCAAAAGCTGTGATATTGCGCGACTTCGATGCATTCGCAAGGCTTCGTGCTGTCGGTGTAGTGTTCTGGATGATTGATAGTGTTCATTTTGCTCCCTTTGATATGGTGTCAATTCTCCTACCGAGCCAACGCATAACCGGCACGGCCATGGAATTACCTAACACGCCGATTCGCTCACGGTACCTCAGACAGTCAGTCCATCCAGGCGGGAAACCCTGGAGCGCTTCGCACTCTTCAGCAGTAAGCCGCCTGAAAGGATACCCGTTCACCCCCCAAATGTAGGGCGGGTCATTGCGATTATGGCGAAGCAATGTCGGGCAAGCGTCGCTCATTGTTGGCGCAGAAGACTGTGTGTCTATGCGACATTGGACTTTATTACTTCCTGACAAGCGTCTCTCAAGCCTGCTGGCTCTGAGAGCTTCGGCTTTTTGTCCAGCCTTGCAAGTATCCCCCTGCAAGCTTGCACTGTCATGAAGCACGTTGACGGCACGTCTCCAGTCGTGAGTATTGATGACAAGGTAGATTCTTTTACGTCGTTGGGGTACTCCGAAGTATTGAGCGTCAAGCACTCGCCATGCCCCCCCTCCCCCGCGAGCACCCCAGAGTTTTGAAACGGAATTAAGCAATGTTGCAAAGTCTCTGCCACCATTGGAAGAGAATACACCTGGAACGTTCTCCCAGATAATCCACTCCGGGTCAATTTCTGCGCAAGCTCGGAGATATTCGAGCATGAGCTGGCCGCGCGAATCATTAAGCCCTTTTCGTGCGCCTGCGACTGAAAATGCTTGGCATGGGCTTCCTCCGACCACAATGTCAGCTGTTCCATGGTATCTATTCCAATCTACTTTGGTGACGTCTCCCAGATTGGGAACGTTCGGAAAGTTTTTTGCTAGGACTTTTGAGGGTGTTTTATCAAATTCGCAGAATGCTATAGGCTCCCAGCCTAATGGCTTCCACGCGACGCTCGCGGCTTCGATACCGCTAAAAAGGCTTATGTATTTCATATTCCCTCTCAGAAGTTTGGTGTGATTGAGTCCAGAAAGTCGTCAAGGTAAAGGATGTAGTCTTCTTGGAGGGAGTCGTGGGCTTGTGGCTGGTAGTCAGCGTGGCACCATTGTATGCCACTCCACCATTGTATGCCACTCGACATTTTCACCCACTTGATGCCAGCTAGGTACGAGAGTATAGCGTTGTGGACTTTATCAATCGTCCAGTCTGATGGGGCTACGACGTCCATCATGTAACTTTTAGATTTGGCTCCGCTTCTCTGCCGGTTTTCTAAGCCTTTCCAGGCTGATAGCCATACTCGGTAGCGGGCTATTTTATGGTTGTCTTGTATGGTTAGTGCGGTTTCGAATATTGCCGTGTCTTTTGTCTTGTCGCATTCCACGACGGAATGCATGTCGTACGGGGGAATGTCGTTGAATAGTGTCAGCATTTTATTTTCCTTTCGTTGGGTGCCCCGCCCTTGGAGGCGGGGCGATAACGTCAGATTGCTTGGCGGAAATTGGATATTTCGTCGTTATGGTGCTTTACCGTCTCGACGTATTTTAAGGCTTCCTCGTATCCGGCTTCGGTGAACTCGAAGTCCACCGAATGAAAGGATGTTATCCAAACATTACGCCCTTCACGCCGGGCTTCGTGACGCGCTTTAGAATATTCTTGCGGTGTCGGATAGTTGAGCGTTTCCCACTGGACGCGGAAGACTTTTCCCCGTTTTTCTCCGCGCGTGGTGTACACGTTGAGATTGTCGTTAATGGAGTAGGTTTTGCGCCTGCCAATGGCTTCTGCGATTTGGTTATAGGTTGCGGTGGTCATTTTCTTTGTCCTTTCATTGGTCGGTAATTACATAATACAACAGTTTTGCTTACGACACACCGGACTCAATCTGGAAGCCGAAGAGGTCAGTTTGCGACTGCATCGCCTGAGCGAGATTCCGCATATTCCGTTCCGCGTTCGTGGCGGGCTTACGGGCTTGCGGCGGGTCTGGACGGTATTCATCGTTCCATCTTTCCCCGTTGAGCCATGTGGCGAAATTCGGGATGAATCGGGTTTCCGTGTTGGCGCACTGGGCGGCGAATGACTGCACCTTGGCCAGGAGGAAGGCGCTGTTCATGCCTACTTTTGCTTTACGCCACGCCTTGTAAGCGGCCATCTTGGCTACATGCTTCGGGTAGATTGTCCACAGTTGCTCGAACGCTGTCGGGTATTCCTCGCGCTTATGTGGCGCGGGTTCCGTCGGTGCGGGTTCGCGTTCGGGTTCTACTGTGGTAGTCGATTCTGGAGCTTGGCAAAGCGTTTTATCAAGCGTATCAGGCTTATAGGAATCAGGCTGGACATTGCGTTCTTCGGCGGTCACATGGTAGACGGTTGATTTACGCACGCCATTTGCCGCATATCTTGGCTCACGAGTAATAAGCCCTTTGGCCTCTAGCGATTTCAGCGCGGTATAGACGCTACGTTCTCCGCACATTGCTTCTGCGGCTATCGTGCCCACTGACGGGAAGCACTGCCCGTTATCGTCAGTGTGGTCTACAAGAACGATGTAGACGAGTTTTTCCAAAGTGTTGTCAAAGTGCTTTCCTCTGATGACCCAGTGGCGCATAGCACAAAAACCTTGAATATCTTGCATAGATAACACTATAACACAAGATTGACGACGTTGCAAAATTTTTTTCTTTTAGTATTTTCTTTTTCTTACTATGGTTATACTTCCATTGGTTATTTTTACTATGGTTATACTTATCCCTGCATGTGGTGCAGGGTAGTACTGCATGTGGTGCAGGGTAGTACTGCATGTGGTGCAGGGTAGACATATGAGCGATATTTCCCATACTTTTGCGATATGGTTGCAATTTGTCGAAATGCCGTGTATGCTATGGGATATGACGAAATATTACACAGTGCGACAAGTCGCCGAACATTACGCAGTAACAGCGCAAACCGTCCGCAGCCTTATCAAAGACGGTGAAATTCCCGCAATCAAGGTTAAAAGGGACTACCGTATCCCGGTCGAAGCCATAGAGGCTAAAGACCGAGCTGTATTTAAGGCGGAGTAAGTGAGTAGGTTAACCGCTGAAGGGGAAATTGAATGCGCGTTGAAAGCGCACATCACCCAGATGCAGGACTACGACCTTACCCCACTGCAAGAGCAGATAGAGGCATTCCGGAAACCTAAACGCAAACGTCCACTAACCGCCCACCAGCGAGAGCTTGAACGTGCACGTAAACGCCGCTACTATCAAGCCCACCGCGAGGAACGGTTACTGCATGAACGCGAACAATACGCGCGAATCAAAAAAGAATATCCCAGGAAATACGAGGAACGCTTAGCGCAGATACGCGAATATAAGCGTTCGAAAAGATTGGAGCAAAACAAATGAACGACCCTATTATGCTGATTGAACACGGACGACTCACCGGCGACCCTGAAATGAAGACAACTAAGACAGGTAAGCAGATTCTTCAATTCACCGTGGCCGGTAACGGTAGCCATAAGGATAAGCAGACAGGCCAGTATGTGGACGACTGCCAGATTTTCATTCGCTGCACGGAATGGGACGTCAACCGCGTGCAAGCCTTGCAAAAAGTCTTGCACAAGGGCAGCGAGGTGCGTTTGGAAACCGCTTTCACATACTCTTGCGGTACCGACCAGAACGGGCAACCACGAGTGTATTTCGATGCTCGATTCCCCAAGCTTACCGTGTACCCGCCCCGTCCGCCGAAGACCCAGCAACAGCAGGCACCTAATAGCCCGGCCAATTTCGACGATTTTGGGAATAGTGACGCTTGGGGTGACACAGCATTTTGAAAACCAAAACGCTGACGTTTAATGCGTATGGCATGACTCCCGCACCCAAGGGTAGCTACCGGTTCGTGCGGGGGCACGCCATCCCCATGAGCAAAAGGGAGAAGCCATGGCGTGGTCTAGTGGCTGATAATGCGCGTATTGCGATGGCTCGGGAAAAGTTCACGCAGTTCGCCAGGGACGTGCCCGTGTCGGTGCGTATCACTTTTCTCATGCCGCGCCCCAAAACCGTGAAACGTCATATGCCTACCGTCCCGCCGGACATTGACAAGCTGTGCCGTGCCGTATTGGACGCCTTGACCGATGCGGGAGTGTGGGTGGATGATAGTCAGGTGGTTGACTTGGGGGCAACAAAAATCTACTCGTCCGGTATCCATGTTGGCGCGCATATCACAGTGGAAGGGTTAGCACATGAGGAAGATTAAGCATAATATCGGCCATATCATTGGCAGTATCGCGGCCGTGCTAGTGCTGGTGGATTTTGCGTTGGTGATGCTTCTTGCCTGTGTCATGCTGGTTCGACTCATTTTAAAGGTGTTAGGCTTATGAGCTTGACGTGGAAGCAGTTGGAAGCGTTTAGTATTCCTCATAATTCGACGCCGATTGATTTGAATGACCCTGAAATAAAACGCATGATTGTGGAATTCCGTAAGTCGCATAGTGTGCAAATGGAATTGGAGAACTTTGACGATGGGTGTTAAGAAAGGAATGGTCAACAATCCGACCGGCAAGGGCGGTTTCGGAGACCATCCCGAGAACGCGTGTCATGGTAGGTGGCGCAAGGAAGACAGTTATACGTACAATGTCAATAAGTATGGCCGCATGACCGACATTGAACTGCAAGAGGTCATATTGCAGGCTAAGGGCGGGGAGCTTACGCAATTCCAGCGCGCCGCCTTGCAGACAGTGCTGGACATGCAGAAAAAGGAAGGATGGAAGAAGCTTGTAGATACTGTTGACCGTGTTGACGGCAAGGCTTTGCAACCGGTCGAACAGACGGTTAACGGATACGTGCCACCCACAATCAATATTGAGTTTGTCAAGGGCGATGAAGATGAAGAATGATTTTTGGACTGTGCGGGAATGGCTTGAATTCGTCCAGCATCCAGCGGAAGACATGAGCTATGCCACGGTTCGTTTTGGCCGGTTCCTGTGGGATAATTGGCGGCTTACGCGCGGCTCGAAGACTGTCAGTATGGTGAGACGCAATATCAATGGTGTGCGGTCTGGATTGATGAAAGCATACCCGCGTAGCCAAAAGGCGTATATACTCCGTCTGTACATGATATGGAGGGAGAAAGATTCCAGGCGCCGTTATATCAGCTGATTTTTTGCGACACGCTGAGTTGCATTATCGCGCAATACAATGTATATTATTTCTTGTCAACATGATTGACGTCCATCTATATATAATTTAATTCCCGTCTAGGTTTTCTTTTGTTCCGTTCTAGACGGGGCTGGAACGTTGCGCGAGTGGTTTAAGCGGGCACCCTGCTAAGGTGCTAACTGGCAACGGTTCGGGGGTTCGAATCCCTCACGTTCCGCTCAACGGTTGGCGGTCGATAGGATGCGGCGGTAACGCGCTAATATCCAAGCCAACCAATTTTCCCGTGGTGTAATGGGTAGCACGGCAGTCTTTGGAACTGCCTGTTTTGGTTCGAGTCCAGACGGGGAAGCGAGACGCGGTAGAGGTCAGGTGTCTGCCGCGTTCCATCTGCCTAGCAGGTGGTAGGGCTGTAGTTCAGTGGTAGAACGGCTAGCTTCGGTTAGCGTATGTCGCGGGTTCGAATCCCGTCAGCCCCCGAGCTGAGCGCCTATGAACATTATTGGCATGAGCGATAATGGAATGCGCCGAAATGCTCCCAGTCTGAAGCACTGGCTGGCATGAGATTGCAACTTCTGCGTGTGATAATCTCATGGCATGTAAAGTAAAATCACAGCCCCTCTAATCGCGCGACTAGAGGGGCGTTTCCATATCAATTACTAGAATACGTTATATGAAGATTCCAGACGCTTACGCTAGCCTTTTCTGGTGGACTCACTCGCCCGCCCCGCCAGCACGCTATTACGTGTTCGAGGGTGGCCGTAGTTCAGGCAAAACCACTACCATATGCCAGTCGTTAGTATTGCGTGGCGCAGTCAAGCCTATCCGTGTTCTATGTGCGCGTGAGTTTCAAAACTCGATTAATGAATCAGTGAAGAAGAGTCTAGAGGACTCGATACAACTGCTTAACCTTGGCGGATACAGTATTACAAAAGACTCCATAGAGCATGAAAATGGCACCAGTTTCGTGTTCAAGGGCTTGCATAATGACCCCGAAACCACCGTTAAAGGTTTGGAAGGTATTGACGTGTGTTTCATCGATGAAGCGCAATTCATCTCGAAGCACTCGCTGGACATTCTTCTGCCGACTATCCGCAAGGAAAACAGTACGATTATTTTCGCCATGAACCCGCTGACCCCTAAAGACGAGGTCATGCAACGCTTCGTGTGGAATGCGAACGAACAAGTCAAGGCGCGAACCATCCATAAGCACGTCACCTACCGTACAGCGCTCAAGGCCGGACTACTACCGCGGGAAGTATTGCAACAAGTCCAAGAGGCTAAAGGGTCTCCCGACTTCGCGCACATCTGGGAGGGCAAACCGACCGATAACGTGCTTAATCGCATTATGTCGTGGCAACAATTGCAGTCGGCTGAAACCACCATCATGCCTGACGGTGGCATAACCTTCGGCGTTGACGTCGCACGACTGGGAGCAGACCGGACAGCAGTAGCAGTCAACAAGGGCGGCACCATCATAGATTTAATTAGCTGGAACCACACGCGACTAACTGACTCGGCGCAGACCATTAGACAACTGGCAGACCGATACAATCCAGTCGCCATTAATATTGATGATTGCGGTGTTGGCGGTGGCCTGACCGACATGCTTATTGCGGATGGGTTGCCCGTCCAGCCGATTAATTCCGCGTCACGTGCCAAAGACAATGCGAAATATCCCAACGTTAATAGTGAGATGTGGTTTACTTTCGCGGAGAGAATCGTTTCCGGTGAGCTTCATTTCCTACAAACACTCCCAGAGAAAAACGCTTTGTTCGAGGAATTGAGCACGCGCGAGTGGAAACTCACCACGAAGAACCAACGTCAGGTGCAAGCGAAAGCGGATTACAAGGCGGCTAATAATATGGGTTCGCCTGACCTTGCGGACGCTACACTGTTGAGTGTGTACACGCCGGTTAAGTTGACTAGTTGGGATGTTGAGGTATTATAGAGAATGCCGGTAAAGCTTTGGTCCTTTTTCTTTGCCGGCGGTTGGTTGACTGGGATACGCCCTCGCAGTGATTGCGGGGGCTTTCCTAGTATAATGGGAACCGTTATCAATAAGCCTATTGAAAGACGGTAACATTGTCTAAACTCGGATATAAAATCAGAAGTTTCTTCACGCGCCCAACGTCCCCAGCATTGACTGAAGGATGGACTAGGGTTAGCGGCAGTGGAACGCAAGTGATTCCACCGTATGATGCGTACGCGCAGATTTTCCCATATTCCAACGCGATTGCGGGACGTTTCGCCACTATCGTCCCTTATGCGGTGGACGCTCAGGGCGAGCGTATCAACCCGGCACCACCGGCGCTTAAAGCATTGTACGCGCCTAATGACCAATTCTCTTGCCTTGAATTCCTGAAATTCATTGCCAATAGCATTCTCACCCAGTCGCATCTTGATATTTTGGTGTGGACGAATCAAGGCGGATATATTCAGCCTGGCGGCGAAATTACTGCGGACAATATCGCGGGCTATACGTTCCTGCCACAAGATAGCAGACAGTGGGATAGCAGTCATACGACTTGGACTCATCGCGTCACCATGACCATTAACGGACGTTTGGAGACCCGTACTTTTACCCGGAATGAGACTATCGCGCTCAGCTATTCCGCTCACCCTCTTGACCCGTCACGTGGCATAAGTCCCGCGCAGACCATCCGCAAGTGGGCGAACGTCGATGACATGATAGCGGATTACGAGCGTGGCTTCTTCGCCAACGGCGCTGTCCCGGCTGGCATGATGGGCATTGTGTCCGCTACCGCCGACGATTTCACCCGCACCAAGAATCAGCTTGAGCAAGCGTTCCAGGGCGCCGGACGAAATAATGGCGTGGTCTATAACATGATTCCGGTAGACCCTCTGAGTGGCAAACCGTCCGATACGGGGAAACTTGTGTGGGTGCCTTTCCAGCAGGCTAATAATTCGCTTGACTTGGCGAGTCTTAACGATGTGGTAAACAATCGACTTGCAAGCGCTTTGGCCGTGCCGGATATTGTGCGCGGTATCGATAACGGGCAGACCTATGCCAATGCGGAGCAGGCCGAACGCGCATTCATTGAAAACACGCTGAAACCGTTGTGCATGACGGTGTGGGACAAATTCCAGTTCGAGCTTGACCGCATTACCGGCGGACTCGGCTACGGCATTAATTTCACTTTGGATGTTCCAGCGCAGACGGATGTGCGCAAAGTTCAGGCCGATACTCAAGCCGTGCAGGTTGATACTCTTATCAAGCTTATCAATGCTGGGGCGAGCGTGGAAACCGCTGTGAAGGCATTGCACTTACCTGATGAATATAACGCGCTTGAATTGGAACCGGCCACCCCATCACTGTTCCACAAGGATGAGACACCGGTTGTCCCGCAGATTGTGCCGCAGATCCAGGCCTCGAAAGATGATGAAGTTAAGACGGAACCGGTGAAACCGGACGTGGAAGAATCAACCGTAAGCAAGGCGACCAAGCTAGTCCGCAAATACTATCGTGACCTAATTGACCTTAATCTAGCGGCACACAGTTTCGCCAAGGCTGAAGTGGACAGTGGTGAGATTCAAGCAGAACTCGTGGACGGCCTGTTTGAGGTGTACGAGCCTGAGATAATCGCATACGCCAACGCTACCGGCAAGACGATTATTCAAGCCATGCAGGAATTGGCTAAGACTAACCCGGACATTGCCAAGATTTTGGACGCTTGGACGCCCTCGCAGATTGCACAACTTGTCGGCTGGGAGACTCTGCCGGAAACGTTCGAGCAGGCGTACCGGAAGCAGTTGACCAAGACTGTGGCCGCTGTGACGGGTACAGCCAATAAGAGCATTGCCAAGATTATCGCGCAAGGCATCAAGGATAAGCTAGATTATAAGGAACTTGTGCACCAGTTGTACGGGTTGCTTGACGATGACCGAGCCGAACTCTTGGCCGGGAACGAACTGCGGAATGCTGAACGCTTGGGAAATCTCTACAGTGCGCAGAATCTAAGTAAGAAAACCGGTGTGACCTTGAAAAAGGTCTGGCACACTAGCGGTCTTGACGCTGGCAGTGAGCAGAAGCCGTGCCCATTTTGCGAGCATATGAACGGCAAGGTGGTAGGCCTCGCGGAAAGCTTCATGGACGAGGGTGATTCCGTGGATATTGACGGTGAGACCTTCACCAATGATTACGTGAGCATGACCACGGCGGCGGCGCATCCTAGGTGCCGGTGCACGCAGACTTACGAGGTGGCGTGAAAATGGAAATCAAGTGCAAGAAGTGCGGAAGGTTTTTAGGCGAGACGGAGCATAGTATCCGCCTCATGCTCAAGTGTCCTAACTGCCGCTCGTATCTGCTTTACCGCATCACTTTTTTAAGTCAAACAGGAGGACACGAATGACATCAAGACAACTCACCTTCGAAGACTATGACGGATTCGTGGAGAAATTCAAGCCGAAGAAAACCACGGACGACTGCTATACACCCCCCGCAGTGTATGAGACGATAAAGAACTGGGCATGCAGTGAATACGGTATCGACCCGGCTAAGATTGTGCGCCCCTTCTACCCGGGCGGCGACTACGAACGGTTCGACTATTCGGACGGCAAGGTGGTCGTGGATAATCCGCCGTTCTCGATTCTGGCGAAGATATGCACGTTCTACCGCGACCGTGGTATTCCGTTCTTCTTGTTCGCTCCGTATCTCACGATTTTCTCCAGCACGTCACGCAACGGAGCGCACATGATCGTCACGAATTCGACCATCGAATACGCGAACGGCGCGCAGGTCAACACCAGCTTCGTGACGAGTTTCGGCGATGATCTGATCCGCACCGCGCCGGACTTGGCCAATGCGATAGACGAGACCGTGGAGCGCGTCAGGAAAGAGCATCGCAGGCATCCGCCGAAATACGCGTATCCGCGTGAACTGCTTACCGTGAGCAGGCTCGGGAAGATTGGCAAGCAGGTCGAGTTCCGTGTCAAGGCTTCGGACGTTGCATTCACGGCTAGGCTCGCTTCGCAGAAGGCCGTGAAGAAGACCATCTTCGGCGGCGGCTATCTGATGAGCGAGGCCAAGGCCGCGGAACTGAAGGCCGCGGAACTGAAGGCCGCAGAGGACGTGACCATATGGCCGC